CAATTGTGATGTTAAAACTTGTAGTTCCTGAACTCGCCATCTCATCCTTACGCTAATATTTTTTCTTGTAAATGTTTTGGTAGATTTTTTTGTTTACCAATTAACTTTCCTGTTTTAGCCATCATTGGTTTTTTCATTTGTCCACCGCCCATTTTACCTTGAGCTTTTAATTTTTTAGTAGCAGCCATAACACCACCACCCATTTTTGAATGTACTTTTATTCTTCCGTTTTTCATATTATTTTACTCCTTTAAAATCTCCTCCCTTGATAGCTGCACCCATACCTCGGCACATACCACCTCCAGAGAATGTTGGTATACTCATTAATTGTTTTCTTCTTTTAACGTAACCTTTAGCAGAGCTAGTAGGTTTGTCGTTTTTCTTAGTCATTTCTTTTAATGCTTTTAAATATGCTTTGTAGTCTTTTGCTTCGTCCATAGTTCCTCCTAGTAATCTATCATACCACCATAGTAATATTTAGTAAACGCACCTTTTGATGCAAAAGTCTTAACATTTGTTGGTTTACCGCCAACTCCTTGAGCTCTACTTCTTTTCCTTACAACGGCACTCCGCTTCTGAGAGTCTGTCATCCTTGCCGCTTTGGCAGCAGGGACGCACTTTGGATACTTCCGCTTCCTGTCTTCTTTTAATTTTGAACGACCACAAGGTGCGTATGAACCATCTTTTCGTTTGCTCCCAATATCTACCCATTTTTGTGAAAACCATTTTTTAAGTCCTCCCTCTTTCATACCTGCTGGAACACAATTAGGAACCATACGATTTCCTTTTTTCTTCATGCCCTTTTGGACATAACCTTCCCAACAAGTACCTCGTTCACTCATTTTAATAAATCGCCATAGTAATTTACTAAGCTCTCGTTTGACATCTTGATGCCTGCTGAGTCATGCTTAATAAATTTACCTTGATAAGCTTTAATTGATTCTAGTGTCTTTGCTTGTTTCTTATGTAATGCAGATGCTTTATGTAATCCATCTGCAACTTTTTTTATTTTAATTTCTGCTCCCTTCGCTGCAGGTTTAGGTCCTTTAAAATCTTTTCTTTTAACACCTGAAGGATCTTTTATTTTTCCTGCACAAATTTTACTAGCATATGCATTAGCATATGCACTGGGATATACTTTGAATTTTCTTTTAGCGGCCGCTTTGCCTCTAGCACATAGTTTTGTCATTGTCTTTTAGCCTCTTTCGGTTGTACAACTTCTTAGATTGTATCACTTTTGGGCTAAACAGTAAATGTCCTAGCGAGAGGATTCTTTTTATTGGATTTTTTGGCGTATATTTTTTCTTTTTTCTTTTTCTTTTCATCTTTTGCGCCACGTATTTGTCCTTCTACTTGTTTTGCCATTGAGGCTCTACTTATTGCCATTATATTATCTCCTTTGCACTTCCCATTATTGGTTTATATTTTGTTTTACCCTCTGATTTGTACGCATGCAAGTATGATGCTCTTGGTGTTCCCTCAATCCAACTACAATGTATCCAACCGCTATTTGGTTCACCGGGAGTGTAAAATTCTAGGATAAGCTGATCTGGTGAAAGATTATCTTTGATCCAATCAAATAGTTCGGCATTGTCCACACCAACACATTCGAAATCCGCCGCTTCGGCCCGTGCGTGCTGGCTGTTTACTGAGCTACCGATGGCAGCACACAGCTCAGGGCTTCGATAGCCCGACGTTACTTTTACCCTGCCGAAATGATCACGTACCGGCTGGAGGATATTCTCACACAAGGCTTTTAATTTTTCTATTTGTTCCGCATTAGGATTATTGTTTATACCCTTCCTAATTGCAGTATCTGATTTGGTAAGCTCTGATAAAGTAAAATTTCGTGAAAGATTCATGATTACTCCAATATTAGTTTTTTAATAGACTGAGAACCATCGATATTTACCTCTAGTTCTGCTTTTCCTTTCCAACATTTGTAAGACACAGATTCTGAATATTGTCTCTCAGCTGTACGCTTGCCGCGTAAACATTCTGCCATAGAGGTTTGCAAACGAGCTTCTTTGATTTCTCCTCCTACAAACATTAATAATCCTACTACAGCTTCTATCATTGTGAGTTTCCATTCTTATATGAGATATCTCTATCCGCATCTTTTAATTTTTCAATATCTATCAAAACCTTATCCATCTGCTTTTGTAAAAATTCTATATTCACTTTATTCAAAGCCATTGAGTCGATGTGTTTGTTTAAACGATCGGTGGTCTTATAAAGATCCTCGATCATCATGTATTGCTCCTGATCCGCAGGAAGTGACCCTGCTTGACCCCGTGGCCATTTTATTCTGAATTCTGTATTCTGATCTAGGTCTTGAGTCATCAATTCTATTTTTGTTGAATGCTGATTTAATTTTTCATGAATACCAAAATAAGCCCAAGTGCCGACAGCGATCATTGCGATGAGGCTGGCAACCGTTTTCATAGGCATTTGTACGGCTGCTTCTTCTGATATGTTTAATGGTTTTGGCATTAGATACCTTGCATTCTTGGATCGTTAGATAGAATATTTTTTACAGCTTTTGGTCTAGCTATAGAATCTGCACTTCTTTTTCTTAATTGTGCAACAGCAGATCTTTTCATCTGTATTTGTTTTTTTATATGTTTAAGGTCTTTTTCTAAATTCATATTACTCCTTCTTTTTATCATACATCTGGTAAAACATATTGTCACTATCCTCAGTTACAAACTCCGTATCTTCTGCATCCCAGTAAGTATTTTGGACTTTATAGTCAGGCCAACTGTTATCAGTAGTATAGCTATTAATGTGCCACAGAATACGATTATTAGGCTGAGCTGCATAATTGCCGTTATCAAGCTCCAATATATGTGCACACTTATGTTCTTGAGGAATCTCAGAGTGTTCTGTATCCAATATGTTAACGTCTGGATGTGCCCAATCAATCGTGAAAAGATATTTTCCATGATAGAATTTTTTGTCTAAGCCGAGGTATTTGCCCTTTACACCATCCAGCCAATCAAAACAAGTAACACTAGGCCAATAACTAAAACTGTTCCACAATTCCAATTCATGTACTTGCATATTCGGCACGTCGGATCTATCAAAAGCTTTTTGATAAAACGCTGATATAGGGAGACGCCAGTAACACGCACCGTTTGGTAACATGATGTTAAATAAGAGTGCACGCCCTGATATCGATGTGAGACCAAAGATAACACAGTCTTCACTTTCTCCGTGATGTTTTTTAAGATCATAAAGATACTCCTTTCTAATTTTGCAATATATCGGTGGAAGATTTGCGTTCAGATATGACATGTTTATATTTTTCTTTCCAATATTTTTGTCTTTCTAATACTCTAATTCTATATTCAATTTTATCAATACCCAATATTTTCTTCAACCAATCTAACATTTCCATCTTCTTCTCGCTGCACATATTCGTTTTTCAGGAGTCTTGCTACAATTGATATTGTGCATCTTCATCTGACCTTTAGATCTTCTACAATACGAAGCTCTTCTTTTTGCAGCTTTTGAACCTTTCTTAACTTTACCTGTTACTGCTGTCTTAAGTTTAGAACCAGGATTCATTCGTCTATACGCACGAACTCCTGCTGCAGTCATACCTGCACCTGATTTTGTAGATCTAAAGTTTCTTTTGTTTCTTGCAGGCATTCCGCCTTTTGCAAAACCATCGATCTCTATACCTAAGTCAGCATAGTAATCCATTTAAAACCTATGTTGTTAATCCAGGTCCTGAATACTTATCAGTTAACAAAGTATAAGCAGTAACTTTAGTTTTTGTCTTACAAAAAACTCCTTTTGGAAAAAGTATTCCATCTTCAGGAAAGTTAAAATTAATTACATCTCCAGATGGTACATCAGCTTGGAACAAAGTAGTTCCAGCATTTGATGTAGTAGACAGCTCTAAAGTTCCAGCACCTGTGCCATCAGATGCAACAATGATTCCTCGTAACCTTACAGGTTGAGCAATGATTGCAGAAGCACCCGCCGCAGCTATAGATCTTGTTGCTTGTATATCACTTTTAAAACTCATGTGTTCTCCTAGTTCGTGGCTCCCGAAGGAGCCACTAATTATTTATTAGCTCCAAGGTGTAGCAAATGTACCATTACCAATTAATTGTGCACTTATTTGCCAATTTAAAGCAGAAATTGCTCTACATTGAATTTGAGCTCCCATTAATCCACCTTTAGTAGTTGCAGTTAATGTTAAAGTATCTGTTCCACTTCCATTAAATGCTGTCACCGCTCCTGGATCAGTAGCTGTATTATTGTAGATAGCCATCCCTCTAAATACATCAGCTGAGCTGTGACCAGCTGCAGTCCCTGCATTTAAAGTAAAAGTATTTCCACCTGTTAAGTTTGCAATCATAATGAACTCATATTTCATTCCGATGTTATTTGCAGAATTTGGATCTCCTCCTGGTCCTGAAATACCAGAATCAGCAGTTCCTACAATTGCAGGTAAATTAAAAACAGTAGTTGTATTTCCTATTTCTATTACTTTACCTTGGTATTTATTTATATCAGTTGCAGAATCAGCAATTGTTCCTGCTCCGATAGATTGAGCCATATTAGGACCTGTTCCTAAGAATCCATTTAAAGATCTTACCGGTCCGTCAAAGGTTGTTTTTGCCATAATATATTCTCCTCTATAGCGGTTAAATTTTGCAGTCTCTATAGCGTCTGCCTAGTCAGTCTACAAAATTATTATTTTCTAGGTTGTTTAGATTATATATAAAAAAAGGGGCAGAGTAAACTCCGCCCCTTTTAGATAGTTAGGTACTTAGATATTACGCAGCACCTGGTGATCCGAAGACTCCTCTAGGGTCAGAGAAGCCGAAGCTGTATCTTTCTCTAGCTTTGAATCTTACGTTTCCAGTATCGAAATCACCTTCGATCGCAGTTTTAATTGGCGATCTTACAAAGTGTTTCATACCATTTGGTGCGTCAGTCATAATGAAGAATGCATCAGTATCATTTAAGAAATGGTTAATTCTATAACCTTCTGGTATCATTCCCATGTTAGCCAATGCGTTGATATCGTTATCTGCAGTCGAAGTTCTTTGAGGTGATCTCATGATTCTCTCAGCAGTAAATTGTAATTCTTTTGGAATTATTAATTTTCTACCTTGTAGAGCGATCTTTAATCCTCTTTCGTCTACGAACGCAGCGATGTCAATCAATGATTGTTCTAACGATGTTTCTGACAAGTCAGCAGCAGTAGATAATTCATTTCTGAATGTTCCGCCGTTTGCTAATGGGTGGTCAGTAGTACAAAGTGCTTTACCGTCACCTCCATTGAAGCTTCCGCTTGTATCAAACGCATTGTTTAATACATTCGCTGCAGTGATTTGTTTTGATTGCGCCATTGATCTTGCAAGAGCTCTTGTGTATCTGCCTGCTAATCTGTCGTATAAGTTATCTTCAATTGCCTCTTCTGTGATAGCAAATGCTAACGCCACAGTATTGTGAGTGTATCTTGAAGTATACGCTTCAGTTGCTTGGTCAAAAGTAACCATAGCACCTTCAGCTTTATTCGCTGCAGTGCCAAAGCCAGATAACATTACTTCTTCTTCAAACGCTCTGTCTGAAGTTTCTGTAGTGTAGATCTCAGCATGCTCATTGTCGTATCTATTGTATTCCAGGCCGAACAGTGCGTTCAATCCTGGCTCTAGTTCTTTAACTAGTTGTGATCGTGATATAGCCATAAATTATACTCCTGTTCCTTGGCTGTAGAAGTGATTGTTAATTCTAACTAACACATCCACGTTTGCACTTCCAGCTTCGCTATTTTGCGTGTCTTGCGAAATATCGACTGCTTGAAGAACTGTGCCACTTACTGTTAATCCAGATACACTGTGATCCAATTGGACTTCAGAAATACCTGTTAAAGTGTTACCTGTTACGTTTGTTATTGCAAAGTTTTTAAAGATGTCTGCTACTGCAAACGCTCCATCAGAATCAATCGAGTAAACCACATTCGGGTCATCAATTACATTAGCGATAATATCACTAGCTGCAACTCCGCCTGGATAATGGTTTTTAAACGTTGGCTTCTGAGTAGTAGGGTCTGTGTAGAACACTCCGTTAAAAACGCCCACGACAAGATCAGAGGTATTTGCTACCGCTCTTTCGATCCCGCCACCAGTTACAGGTTTTACCAAGTCACCTTGGAAAATTGCAGTTCCATATCCACTTGCAATTCTGTATCTGTTTTGTGCGTTAATAAATGGAGAGCCATCTAACTTTCTTACTGGTCTTAGACCATATTTTTCAGCTACATTAGCCATAGTTGTTTTCTCCTTTATTGTTTAACATTTACTTAGAGTGGTGATCACCAAAAAATTAATTTTTGTTTCCTCCACCAAAAGTTACGCGAGATTGTCGACTAATATTCATCGGCATCTCCGGTCGTTGTTCCTTCAAGACATCGTTATCAACCGAGTCAACTTGATCTTGAGTAATCTTTTTAAAATACTCAGCACGGCTTCTTGCGATATCTTCGGGTATCCTTCCCAACACAAGGCCAGCAACCCCGATCAAACCTGCGTAAGTTCCCTGAGCAATGATTGGATAAGCATGATCACCTAATTGATTTTTAATCTCTTCGGCTCTCACAAATTCCCAACCTTCTCTCATTTTTTTGGATACATTAGCTGTATCCTGAAAACCCATACTCTCGGTTCTTATCCATCTATGAACAAAACCGTCTGGCGCAGGTGGTGCATCCAGAGATGATGGTGGCGTCCAAGGTTTATTTCTAACCTCTTTTTTTTCTTCTGACGCGCGTGAAGTTCTATTTATTTTATCGCTCATTCTATACCTCCTTCACGAATTTAGCGTATTCTTCTAGTGGCACCCCTAATTTTTTGGCAATCGCCACCTGTGATTTGGTGAGTCTCACAGATCTACGTCCCTGCTGAGTTCTTCCAGCAGAAGCAACTTTTTGGACGGGTTTTCGTTGCTCTGAATTAGCAAAACGATGAGGGAAGTTATCCTTCATTCGCTTGTCTATTTCATTATAATACTCATCACTTTCTACATCAATACCCATGCCCACTAGATCTTCGTGCACAGTCATTGCTGCGTTTGTCATGATTTTATCGTTACCAAACCAAGCATTTTTAGATGCCCAATCCTTTGCTCTTTGGCTAGGTTCAGATTGTGCAGGTTGCTCTTGAGTTGGCTCCTCTTTCGGTGCGTTTTTTTGCTCTTCAAGCTGTTTCAATCTAGCTTCTCTATCAGCCATTTTGATTCTAGCTTTTTCTTTTTCGACAGTTAATTGAGTAAGCTCATCATTTGCTTCCATGATTTTCTCTGCATCATTAGATTCAATTGCTTCTTTTAACTTACGCTTTACCTGTTCTCTTTGAGCATCGACTCTCGCATCAAACTCCTTCAGATATTTTTCATCTGTAGTGTCAAACTTAGTTTGAGTATCATCGTATTTTTTCTGAAGACCTTTAGCAAAATCTAAAGCAGCTTTTTCTCTTCTTTCAGCCTCTCTAAATTTTCTAGTAAGTTTGTCTATTCTTTTTCTTACTGACTCAGAAACCTGAGTAAGATCATCAGGATCTTCTTTCTTTTCTAGTTTAGTTTCTCTTTCGTTTTCGAAAGTTTTATCTTCCGATGGTTGTTCTTCTGGGATCTCTTCTACATCGACTTCTTCTTTTGGTTTGTCTTTGCTGTGATCCGCATAACCTAAATCAACTTCACCAACATTTAAGTTTGGTTCTTTTGATTCTTCCTTTTGTTGTTCTTCAACTTCGACTTTTGTTTCTTTTACATCGTCTAAATCAAGTTCAACTTCAGGTTGTGTCTTAGCTTGTTCTTGTGCATCAGCCATGATGTTTCCTCCTTAATATAAATGCAGAATATCTTCTGGTTTGCTTATTGTTGCGATGATTTCATCATCGTTCAAAATACGGTGTTCACCATATTTTGTTTTGAATCTAGAACCGGCATATCTGCCGTAGATTACAAATTGACCCTTCTTGCACCAAGGACCTTTTGGAAATTTATCTTTATCTGCATAACACAAGTCACCCATCTCAACGACAAGTCCTACAACAGTTGTCATCTGAATAGTTTCCGCAGCGGTATCAGTAAAGATTATTCCACCTTTAGTTTTTTTAGGACCTGAATATGGTCTTACTAAAAGTCTGTATCCAACAGGTTTTGGTATAAGTTCAAGATATTTTTTAATACCCTCTGGATCCGTGGGTATTGCTGTTTCTTGTGAGTCAGGTGCAGCATCACCTTTTGATTTGACTCCAACTAATTTAGAGTCAGGTGTTATTATCGTCATCGACATTCTCCTCGTTTCTCTGCAGGTCTTTAAGATCCTGTAGCAGCGTTTCTAAAGCGCTGAGTTTCCCTCTAGAATACGATAGGTTGTCGATTGTGTCTACATGGTACACCAAATCCTCTTTTGTCTTCTCAATTTGTTTTTTGATGTAATGTCTGATTGATTGTAATGTATCTAAATCAAGATTCATTAAGCATTTATAACCGATTGGGTCTTAGATGCAACTACTTCTTGCCCTTGAATATCTGTGTTCCTTTTATACCGTAAACACTCGCTACGACGAGAATCCAGAGATTTGTGAACCAGCTTGGGAGCTGTGAGAAATATTCGAAGAATAATTTGACCTTGTCCATTGCGGTTGGGTCATCACTCAGCACTGCCCAAGCGAGCACCAACACGGGCGCCGAGAGAATTATCAAAATGAATTCGTCCTTATAGTCTGATTGTCGAGCCTCTAGCAGTTTGCCCTGGTAAGCTTCCTCACCTGCTGCCATCTTTTGTGCATGCATCAGTTGAGCATCCGACATCGCTTGTTTTGTTTTCTGTCGGTTGGAGTATATATGCGCTCCTGTCTTTACCGCCATCCCTAATAAGTTGAACCATGCCATAATATTGCTCCTGTCTTCGTTTACATAGATAAGGTAACATTAAATGCAATATTTTTAAACCCTCTAGCCCTGCTACCTTCCATCTAAACGAGGTTTTATAGTGATTTTTGAAAGTTCGTACATAAACGTTACCTTTCTCGAAATATGTATGAAAAAGATCGACAACATCCCTATCAGTCATCTCGACAGATATCTCTATCTTCCTTCTGACCCTACCATCTCTGTAAAGCCCTGCTTTGAAATTACCAAAGGTGCCTTCACCTTCAAAAATACCAGAAAGAAAAATTAGTTTTTCTTTTTTGTTTAGAAATTTAAACATTAAAGAAGATCGCTTGTATATCCACCACCTTTTACTAATACGACTTCTGCTTCTTCAATCTCTCCACCTTCTGCTCTTTTCTCTTTAAAAAGATCACTTTCTATTTCTTTAACTTTATCTGCATCGCCTTTTTCTTTCGCTTCTTCTAGCAATTGCAGTAGTTGTGTTACTCTACTAGGCATTTAGACTCCTACATGTTGGGCAACCCTTTTTGAAAACTTCATGTTTCCAACAAGGATCTAGTTTGATTGTTTTTGATTTATATACTCTCTCTTTGAAAAGTAATGTTTTGATTAA